TTAATTACTTTCTTTATTTGAATCCAATATCTTTGTTATCTTATCAGGTGACACTATCTTTGAAATTCCTATTTCTTTATTCATAGTAACTCCAAATATACTATCTGATTCCTTCATTGTCTCTTTATTGTGAGTAATTAAGATAAATTGTGACTTATCTGTAAAATCTCTTAATTTACCAAGTAAATTCTTAGTGTTCTTTTCATCAAGTGCTGCCTCTATTTCATCTAAGAAAGTAAATGGACTTGGCTTATACATAAAGATAGCCATTATAAAGGCTATTGCCACCATAGATTTTTCTCCACCTGAAAGTAAAGAAAGAGGCTGCTTCTTCTTATTTTTAAATTTTACAAATATTTCTATACCACAGTTATCAAAATCTTCAGGATTTATTATATTCAATCTTCCTTCAGTATTTCTAATAGTTTCCTCACACATTTTGTTAAAGTTTTCATTTATATTTTCGTATGTTGTATGGAAATCTTCATGTATTCTTTCATCTATCTCTTGAATTAAATCCATTACTTGTTTTCTCGATTTTACAACATCATCTCTTTCTCTTGCTAAATAATCATATTTTTCTTTTAGTTCTTTAAATTCATTGATAGCAAGTAAATTGACATCTCCAAAATTATTAATTTTATTTTCTAAACTTCTTAGATAATCTTTTGAACTCTTTAATTTTTCAACTTCAACAGCTTTTGCTGTAACATCTGTGAGTTCTGTTAATTTTTCATTTATATTTTCAATGTCTGTTTTTATTTTTTCAATAACTTCTGTTATTTTTTCAAGTCTATCATTAGAGTGTAATAAATCTGTTTCTAATTTAGATTTATCTTTAGATAGCTCTCTTTCTTCATTACTTAAATTGTTTTCTCTTTCATTTAAAACTTCAATATCTCTGTTTTCAGAGTTATAAATTCTAATATGTTCTTCTATCTCTTTTTGTAATTGTTCTTCATTTTTTTCTAGTTCTTCAATATTTTGTGAAAGTTCTATAACAACATTAGAATTCTTTTCTTTTTCTTCTTTTAAATCTGAATTTTCATTCTCTTTGCTGATTATATCTCTTTCATACTGCTCTATACTATTTTTATTGTTAAGAAAAATAATTCTAGTATCAGAAAACTGCTTATTTAACTCATCAATATTAGCTAGAGTTTCTTTTAATGTAAGTTCGTCGGCTTCCAAATCTTTTCTAAGAGAATTTATATGTTTCTCAATTTCTTCAATATTTGAAACTGATGAATTTATTCTATCTTGATAAGAAGTCTTATATTTTTCTGCATCATCAATATTAAACTTTATGTTACGAAGCTCTTTAGAAATTCTTTCAGATTTTTCAGATAAATTTTCAAAATCTTTCTTTAGTAACTCCATTTTTTTTCTAATATTATCTTCCAAAGAATCTATCTTATCAATCTCGTTTTCATAGTTTTCTAGTTTAATACTCAAGTCTTCTCTTCTTTTACTCTCTTCAACTATCTTAGACTTCAAATTTGATACTTTTTCTTCTAAAACCTTTATTTCTTTTTTTCTTTCAAAAATTTGATTGATACTTGATTTTTGATTTTCTCCTCCAGTAATTCTTCCTCTTGAACTAACAAGCTCTCCATTTACTGTAACTATATTCCCAGCAAAGAGATTTTTATTTAATATATCTGTTGCTACATCTATATTTTCAACTATTAAAAGTCCACCAAAAACAAAATCTACAACCTTTTTATACTTATCTTCAGCACTTACTAAGTCAGCAGCCAATCCCAAAACTCCAGGCATGTTTCCTTTAAACTCTCTTCTGCTTACTTTTATTGTATCAAGTGCTAGAAATGAAGCTCTACCTAGTTTTCTTTCAGTTAAAAAAGCTATACATTTTTTTGCAACTTCCTTATCTTCAACTATGATATCTTGTAAATTACCTGATACTGCTGCTTCAATTGCCTTAGCTAATTTATCATCAAACTTAATAAGTGAAATCAATACTCCATCTATACCACTAATACCACTATTTAAAACTTCTTTAACAGATTTGAAAAATCCCTCATTACTTTCTTCCATTCTTATAAGTGCTTCTAACTTACCAGATGAAGTTTTCTCTTGATATTCATATTCTCTGATATCCTGAGAAAGTTTATTTATAGTCTTACTTATTTCAGAAAGCTGATTTACTAAAAATTCATTTCTTTCTTCTGTTTTAGCTAATTCTTCTTGTTTTGCTTTAATTTGAGAATTAAGTAAATCTTTCTCCTCATTATTAGCTATTTCTTTTTTAGTTATTTCATCTAGTTCTTTTTTTAAGATTTCAACTTCATCTAAACTTGATTTTAGCTTTCTTTCATTGTTTTCTATCTCATTTGAACTCAATTGCTTTTCCAGTTCTAAGTCTCTGATTTTCTTGTTTCTACTTTCAATTAAATCAGTTTTTTCAACCTTTATAGCTTCTAATTCATTTATTTTTCTTTCAAATTCCTTATTGGCAGCTTCCATTTCCAAAATATTTTTAGAAAGCTCCTCTTTTTTAGCTATTAAAATATTGATTTCTTCTAATTTCTTTTCAATTTTATTTTCTAGATGTAAGCTATATTCCTCTTTTAATAACTTATCCTTTTTAAAGTTATCCAATCTTTCTCTAGTAACTGCTTGTTCTGTTTCCTTAGTAGAAATTACATCTTTTAATTCTTTATTTCTTGAGTCTATTAAAATCTTTTGTTTTTTTACTTCTTCTTTTTCCAAGTCAATTGTAGTTAATCTATTTAAAGTTTTATCAAATTTTTCTTGTAAAATAGAACATTCTTCTTCTGATTTTATTTTAATATCTTCATTTTCTACAAGATTTTTTTCTTTTTGCTCAAGTTCAGTTATATAAATTCCTTTTGCTAAAGATGATTTTTCATCTTTTAAATCTATATATTTTTGTGCAAGTTCTGCTTGCTTCTCAATTTTATTTTTATTTTCTCTTGTTTCATTTAGTATAAATTCAACTTTATCTAAATTTACTTCTATATTTCCTAAATTCTTTTGTGCTTCTAATCTATTAGCTTGTAATTTTTTTATTCCTGCTGCTTCTTCAATTATATTTTTAATCTCTTTCGGTGAAGAATTTATAATTCTTTCAACTTTTCCTTGACCTATAACAGAATAAGCAGTTTTCCCTATTCCTGTATCTAGAAATAAATTTCCTATTTCTTTAAGTCTACTTTTACTATCATTTATTAAATACTCATTTTCTCCCGTGATATGAATTCTTCTTGTAATTTTTACAATATCATTATCAAAATCTAAATATCTATCTGAGTTATCTATTATTAATGAAACTTCTGCTTTTGTTGCAGCTTTCTTTTCTTTTCCACCAGAAAAAATAACATCTTGGCTTTCTTTTGCTCTGATGTTTTTGTATGATTGCTCACCTAAAACCCATAGGACAGCATCTAAAATATTTGATTTTCCACTGCCATTTGGTCCAACTATTGATGTTATTCCACGATTAAAATCTATATATACTTTTTCACCAAAAGATTTGAAACCATTTATTTCAACTGCTTTTAGATACATCTCTTCTCCTATATTATTTATTTTACATTATATTTTAACACTCTATTATATCATACTTTTTTAAAAAATATACAAAACTTATTAAAAAATCGTTATTTAAGTCCATTTTAAGCTACTTTAAAAAAGTGTCTAAAATGCAGAAAAATTATATAAAATTTTTTCTATGTACACCACAATATACACCACTTTTTATTTTAAAAAAAATAAATTTTAGTGTTATTTATTGTAGAAGTTTTATAGTTTTTTCAAGGTCTTCTAATTCTGTGTGTGTATAAACTCTCTTAGTAAATTCTTTATCTTCGTGACCTGCTAAACTGCTAATAATTACATCGTTTGCTCCGACTTGGTTTAACATACTTGCGAAAGTATGCCGAGTATCATGAATCGTATGCTCCATTCCCATTTCTTGCATATTCTCATGAAATAATCTTCTAAAAGTCTCATAAACTACCTTTTTCTCGTTGTTTTTCCAACGAAATAAATACTCTCCATTATCCTCCAAAAATTCATCTATGATGTTTTTTATTTTTGGATGTATTGGGATAGTCCTTATCCCTGCATCTGTTTTAGAAGTGTCTACAAAAATAAATCCATTTTCTATATTTTCCCTCTTTAAACTTAAGAATTCATCTATTCTTAAACCAGTGTAGATTAAAACAGTAACTGCTTTACAAATTTTATTATTTGATTGAAAAATAGCCTCTCTTTCAATTTCTGTAAATATGGCTCTTTTAACCACTCTTTCTCTCTTTACTAATTCAAGAAATTTAGAATAGTCCTTATCCACAATTTCATATTTTAAAGCATAGTCATATAAGGCTTTTAAGATATTTTTAGCTAAATATTGAGTAGTCCAACCTTTAATTTCTTTGTTAAAAAATTCTTGTAATTCTAAAGTTTTTAACTCAGAAAAAACTCTATTATCTAATTTAGAAATGTATTTCTTATAGCACCAAATATAAGATTTTTCAGTCTTTTCTCTAACCTTAGTCTTATGAACTTCCCACCATCTATCATAAATTTCTTTTAAAGTTAATTTCTTTAAATCAAAAGTATCTTTACTTTTTAGATAGTTATTTAGAGCCTCTGTAGCCTCAGAAGCTTTAGCATAGTATCCTAAAACTTTGCGGATAGGATTACCCTTATCCAAAGTATAGCCCGTTACAACTATAACTTTAAATGGCTTTCTAAGCTTTCTATCTTTAATTTTATAAATTGTACCTGTCCCATTTTCTCTTCGCATAAAAAATCACACTCCTTTTAATTTGACGTACTTTAAGAGAGTGTGATATAATCTAAATAGCTTTTAACACAAGAGCATCACACTCTTAAAGTCTTTTAGTTGTTGGTAGCAACTAAGAGGCTTTTTTGCTTTATTTTTAATTTTATTACTTAGGTAAATTTTCTAAAGCATAATCTGCTTCTTCTTTTGTAAACTTTTCCCCATATTCTGATACTAATTGTTCGTACACTGCTTTTCTTGACATATTCATATCTTGCTGATAAGATATAGCCTTTTTTAAGGCATTTTCTTTCCAATTTGCTTCTACCTTAGAAATAGCATAGTCTGCCTCATCTTTTGTAAATTCTTCACCATGCTCTGAAATTAATTGTTCATATACAGATTTTTTAGACATATATTGATCATTAGCATATGAGTTAGCTTTATTTAAAGCATTTTCTTTCCAATCAGCAACCACATTATCTATTGCATATTGAGCCGCTTCTTTAGGGAAACCTTCTCCATATTCAGATATTAATTGTTTATATACAGCCTTTTTTGACATATCTAAGCCATTAGCATAACTTTCTGCTTTTGCTAATGCTGATTTATATTCAACAGGTACACTTTCATCTACTTCTTTCTTTGGCTCTTCTGTAACCTTTGCAACTTCTTGAGTAGTAGAATTAGTTGGTGTTTCTTTTTTATCTCCCCCCAATGAACCAATAGCACCAATAACTACAATAACAGCTACAATTCCAATTAAAATTTTCTTTTTCATAAAACCATCTCCCTTTTTTTTATATTAAAGTAAGATAGATCCATTATAGATCTATCATTACTTTTACAACTTTTCCATATTCTTTAAAATCATCATATTCATTCACTAACTTATCGTCATAAGCTAAATTAAATGAATGTAGAATTAATCTGTCTTTCACTACTTTTTTTTGTTTAACAAAATTTTCATCATTTAAATTAAATGCACCTATTTCTCCACTTTCAATTTGTATATCCTTTTTTATTATGATAGTAGAGCCATTTGGTATTTTAGGCTCCATACTATCACCTTCAACTTTTACAGCAAAATATGTTGTTCCATTTTTCTTTAATCCAAAAACTGGAATCATTTCTATGAATTCAGAGTTACTAGCTCCATATCCTGCTGAAATGCTTTCATATAAAGGTATCATTATATAGTCAGTATTTATAGTATCTATATTCAAATTTGATTTTTCTTCTTTTGTTTCCCAGCCCATTAAAAATGCTGGAGTTGTGTTATAAAGTTTAGCCATTCCTTCTATTTTATCGCTTGGAATATTAGTAATATCTAATGTTTCGTATCTTGAAACAGTAACTTTAGATACTCCTAATTTTTCTGCTACATATTGTAGAGATAGATTATTTTCTAATCTTTTACTTCTCAATCTATTAGCTAATTCTATTTCTTGTTTAGTTGGTGGAATCTTTTTCCTAGACAGTTTATTTTCCATAAATTTTACCTCCTAATTTTTCTTTATTATAAACTATTTTTACCTAAAAAGCAACCTTTTTTTCTAAAAAAATAAAAAAAATTTCCTATTAGGTGTTGACAAAGAAAAAAATAAGTGATATCATAAAAGTAACCTAAAGGGTAACAAAATAAAATAGGCGAAAGGAGGCTTTTTATGGTAAATATAAATAAATTAATGGGAAAATTTGTAGAAAATGGATACGCTACAAAAAAAGCACAAGCTGGAGCTATTGGAATGTCTACAAAAACTTTCAATAATAAATTGAATTCAAAAATATTTAACTCAGACGAAATTTTCAAAATTATGGAAGTTTTAAAAATAGATGATCCAACTCCTATTTTTTTTGCAAAAAGTGTATCCTAATAGGTAACGAATTTAAATTTTAGGGAGGACAAAATGGAAGATTTATATTTCAAAGATGCGGAAGCTAGATTAATTTTTGGATTATTAGAGCTTAAAGATAAACAACAATTAGACTTTCTAGGAGTAGACTGGAAACACTTCTGTGATAGAAGCCTAGCGAAAGAATGGTATGAAAAGAATAATGCCATTCTGGAAAATAGTAAACATGAACTAAAAGATAGAGCATTAGGAATGCTTTATCAAATTTATAAAATGATGGTTGCTTAAAAAGTAAGGGAGGATAAAAATGAAAAAAATAAAAAATACATTTGGAATTTTTGGACACAAAGCTAGTAGACCGATTGTTTTTAAGGAACTATTCGGAATCAATCAGCTTAGTGCTTGTGACAGAGACGGAAGCTGGGACAGTTATGACTTCGTTGGAACTATAGATGAAGTCAATGAGTATGAAAAAAGATGGTGTTCTCAAGGATCTAATGGCTTTGGATTCTTAGGACTTGAAGCTGTAAAAGGCTTTAAGGGGCAATTTAAGTACTGTGGGAAATAGGAGGATATTATGTTGCATTGCACAATTCTAAAAAAGTACTGGAATAACAAAGAATTACAAGGATTGAATTTTAATAGAGTTTTAAAAATAATAGAAGTTTTAGAAATATGGGAGGGTTCAAATGATTGAATACAAAGAAGCATCAGTAAAAGACATACTTAAATATAAAATGAAGTGGTTAATCAATACACTTTATAAACTGTATGGAAAGTACATTGAATTATACGATTTTGAAGATATATTTTAAATAAGGAGGTGTAAAAATGGCAAATTTTGAAATTATGAAAGTTGGAATATTCAAAGGTTCTAGTTATGTAATAACTCGCACGGATGATATCTTATATAGCTGGTACTGTGGATATGTGGAAGTACCTAAAAATCATATCTACTTCGAGCAACACTATGACGATATCAACGATATTGAGTGTCACGGGGGATTAACTTATAGTGGATATAGATTTGAAGATGGTATTTATTATATAGGTTTTGACACTGCTCATTTTGATAGTGTGCCAATGAATAACTTAACATTCGTAGAAAACGAGTGTCTGAACATAATAGAGCAGTTAATTAAATTAAATAATTAAAAGGAGAGTTTATGGAGAATAGTTACACAGTGGCAGAAGCAGCACAGTTAATGGGTTGCACTGTACAAGCTGTAAGAGAGCAGATAAAAGCGAATAAAATTGCTGGTTGCTCTAGCATAAAAAAAGGTAAGAACTGGAGTTATTACATTCCAAAAATGGCTCTAGACAACTATATAAAAGGAAATAATGCATTAGATATAGAAGCTATAAAAGATGTAGTAAAAATAGCTTTTAAAGAAGTTATAGAAGAAATGGCAAATGAATTAGTAAAAGAAAAAATAAAAAAAACATCTAACTTAGCCGACCAAGCAAGACATTAGATGTTTTTGAGAGTAAATAGTAAAAAATCTATTTACTTGAATTATACATTAAAAAATTTAAAAATTCAAGGAGTGATAAAAAATGACAGTAGTGGAATTAAAAGAAGAGGCAAAAAGATTAGGGTTAGTTGGGTATAGCAGATTAAAAAAAGCTGAGTTAGAGGAGCTTATAGCAACTGCTAAAGCAGAAGTTATAGAAATATCTAAAGAAGAATTTAAAGAATCTTTAGAAACTAATAACGAAGTTTATGAATATGCTAATGACGATGATTGGCACACTCTAAGAGAAAAGAGAATTGGTGGAAGTGACATAGGTGCAATATTGGGAGTTAATAAGTATAAAAGTATTATAGATGTCTATATAGACAAGACGGAAGGATCTAAGTTCGAGGGCAACGAAGCTACATTTTGGGGGCATATGCACGAATCAACAATAATGAAAGTGTTTGCTCAAAAGCATAGAGAATTTAATGTATACCAAGCCCCTTACTCTGTTGTAGATAATTTTCTTATAGCAAATTTAGATGCTGTTTTAAAAGATAAAAACAGTGGAGAACACGGAGTTTTAGAGATAAAGACTACAAATGCTTTTAACTATAAAGACTGGGAAGGAGATGTAGTCCCACAATACTACTATGCTCAAGTACAGCATTATTTAATGCTTACAGGCTATAAATTCGCATATATAGCTGTATTGATTGGTGGGAATAAATATAAAGATTTTAAGATAGAGAGAAGCGAAGAAGATATAGCACTTATTAGAAGTAAAGCAACAGAATTCTACAAAGAGAATATTCTAAAGCAGATACCACCAATGCCAGACGGCTCTGATGCTTATATGGATTATCTAAAGAAAAAAGCTTTAGACATAGAAAATGATGAAGTCATAGAGTTTTCTTACTTAGAAGAAAAAGCACAAAAAGTTATAGATATTGGGAAAGAAATCAGTAATCTAAAAAAAGAGCAAGATTTACTCAAAGAACAAATAATGCTCGAATTAATAAATAACAAAACACAAAAGGGAGTTGCTGGAAAGTTAAAATTTAATATCCAAACAAAGAAAAGTGCTGACCTTGAAGCTATGATAAAAGCAGATCAAAAGCTTGTAGAACAGTACAAAGAATTAGAAAGCAAACATCAAAAAGTGAGTAAATTTTTAGCGGTAAGATAAAAAAAGGAGAGTAGATAATTATGAGTACAACAGCAAAAAACAGTTTAACAGCAGCAAAGGAAACAACAGTAGTAGAGAAGAAACCAAAAACAATATTTGATATTATTCAAGCTGGAGCAAAACAATTTGCAACAGCATTACCAAAGCACATTAATAGTGATAGATTCGTTAGAATCGCTATTACAACCATAAGACAAAATCCAAAATTAGCACAATGTAGCCAAGAGAGTCTATTGGGAGCATTAATGGTATCTGCTCAACTTGGGTTAGAACCAGGAACTTTAGGGCAATGTTACCTTATCCCATTTGAAAACAAAAGAATGGGAACTGTTGAATGCCAGTTTCAAATAGGCTATAAAGGGTTAATTGAATTATTAAGAAGAAGTGGACAATTGTCTGATATATACAGTTATACAGTATATGACAATGATGACTTTAACATTGAATATGGATTATCAAGAACATTAGTACACAAGCCAAATTTTGATGAAAGAGGAGAAATAAAAGGCTTTTATGCAGTGGCAATATTAAAAGATGGAACTAAGGCATTTGAATATATGACTAAAGAAGAAATTATAAAACATGAAGAAAAATACAGAAAAGGGTCATATAAAAACGATGTATGGAATAAGAATTTTGAAGAAATGGCACAAAAAACAGTAGTTAAAAAACTGTTAAAATGGCTACCAGTCTCTGTTGAATTTTTAGACATGATAAATAAAGATGAAAAATCTTTTAAAACTGTTAACGAAAAAAGCACAGATTTGAAAGATGTTGAAGTTATCGAAAACAACGGAGATATCATAAATGCAGAAACAGGAGAGTTTATAGAAGAAACTGAAGTAAAAGACGATACAGCTAAAAATTTATTTAATGAGTAAAAAGGGGTAAATATGATAGGAGCAAATACAGTAAGAGAAGAATTTAAGATGGAGCCAGCAGAGTTTTTAAGACATATAGACAATTATACAAAAAATATAGCATCAAAAGATCATTTTAGAGAAATTTTAAGAAAATTCGATAAATTAGAAAAATATGAAGTTGATATTTGGAATGGGTGCATTACACTCACGACAAAAATTGATTATTTCTACTTAGATATACATTTTGATTTCTTTGAGTTTGATTTGGATAATTTAGATTTAACTAAATATGAAATGGATAGATACTTAAAAAATGAATACTATAATCTACATTTTTCTACAGCAGAAGATTTTATAGAATATAAAGAATTAAAAATTATAAATGAAGCTATGGAAGAAGTTAAGGCAATTATAGATGGAGTGCTAGGAGGGAAAAATAATGAATGAATTAATAACTATAAATAATACACAAGTTGAAGTGAAGGAATATGAGGGGATAAGAGTTGTAACTGCTTGGGATATAGCAAAAGTGCATGGTAGAGAAGTTAAAAGAATTAATGAAATTTTTAAAAATAATATAGATAAATTTATATTAAAAGAGGATTATTTCTTTTTAACTCCAAACGAATTTTCTGGGTCGTTTAAAACGACTCAGGATTTTATCCCTAACAATGTTAAGGAAATACCACTTTTTACAGAGAGTGGATACTTAATGTTAGTAAAAACATTTACAGATGATCTAAGTTGGGATATACAAAGACAACTAATAAAAACTTACTTTAGATTTAAAGAAACACAAAAAACTATGACATTGCCACAACAGTTATTAGCACAAGCACAATGCTTGGTTGAAATGGATAATAGGATAACAGTTGTGGAAAATAAAGTAGATAACGAAATTAGAGTTAATAGTGGAGAACAATTGAGAATCACAAAAGCTGTAAAACGTAGAGTTTGCCAAAGAATTGACTTATCTGTAGATTTGATTGGAAAAGATAAGTTTATGTATCAAGCTATTTATAGAGATTTAAAAGATAGATTTGGTGTAGCAAGTTATAAAGACATAAAAAGAAAAGATTTAACAGACTGTCTAAACTATATTTCAACGTGGATTGAGCCATTTGAGATAGCATTTAAATAGGTGATTTTATGGAAATAAAATTTGAAAAAACTGAAGATATTGTAAAAAAAATAGAAGAAGTTAAAGAATTGATACAAGACATTAAAGAAGAGGGAAAAAATAAAAATTTTAGAACATCTCAAGATGAAATAGCTTGGTTAAGAAGTAAAGTGCATTATTATTATCATTTCTCTTTAGAAAAAGAGACTGAAATTTATAATAGAGAGGTTATTATAGGAATTCTAGGAGCAATTTCTATAATAGAAGCTTTAGCTATATTTATTCTTATATGGAGGACAGCATGAAAATTGGAGAAGAAATAGGAAAAATAGAAAGTAAATACATGGATATTACTTTTAACAAAGTCGAGGTAACAGAAGAAAACTTAAGGAAGCTAATGGATGAAAATGCCAGACTTGAGTATGAACTTGAAAGAGAAAAGAGATACAGAAAATGCATGTATTTTAATTCTAAATATCTAAGAGAAGCTGCAGATTATTATGAAGATTTATACAAGAAAGAAGTAGTTAAAAATGATGAATTAGGTGTAATTATAGTTGGTTTAATCTTTAGTGTAATAATGCTGTCTTTAATAGTTATCTTAAATTAAGAAAAGGAGGTAAGGGACTTGAAAGAAAAAGAGCCATTTTACCAAGTCCCAAAGAGCCTCTTTAGGCTATGGAGGGACGGAGTAATTAATAGTACAGCATTTTCTATATATATGCTAATGCTAGATAGATATAAAGTATCCTGCTTAGAAGAAAATAAAAAAAATTTTACAGATGAGTGTGGAGAAATATTTTTTGCGTATGCTTATAACTCTCTAGCAGAAGATTTAAAAATATCTAAAAGAAATGGAATTACTAAAGCTATACATGAGCTGGAAACTCTAGGATTAGTCAGAAGTAAAAAAGTCCATGGTAAAGCTACTATGTATTATCTAACCAGTAACCCTAAGGATACCACTACCAGTAACCCTAAGGATACCACTACCAGTAACCCTAAGGATACCACTACCAGTAACCCTAAGGATACTCTAATAATAATAAATAATAAGAATAATATTAATAAGAATAATACTAATAACAACAACAAGGAAAATGTTGTTGCTGGAGTGATAAGACAAGAGATCCATTTTTTAATAAAAAGCAGAAATATAAAAATAGATAATGTCTTAAAGTACTGTAGTAACTTAGATAGAATCAAAGAAGTTTTTAGTTATGCTGATAAAAATAATAAAGCAGATGCTTGGATTATAGCTTGTCTTAGAGATAACTATAAATTAGAAGCTACTAAAGAAAAGCATAAGAAAAATTATGATTTAACATTCGATGATATCTAAAAAAAGGAGGTTAGAGTGCTTAAAAAAATAGGAGAAGATATAAAAGATTTAAAGGATCTAACAGAAGAAGAAATAAAAAACTATAACACTTGGAAGTGTGATAAATGCGGAGATGTAATACTAGAAAAATTAGAAAATGGACAAACAGTAAGTTATATCTGTAGTTGTAAGAAGCAAGAACAGATAAAAGCTAGGCTAGAGAAGTTCAAGAAACTCTCTATAATAGACAGAAACTATGGAAATGACATCTTTAGCAATGCAAAAATAGATACAAAAGAAGAAAAAGAACTATATTTAAAAATAAAAAAATATGTTCAAAACTTCGATAAAATCTTAGAAATTAATGATGGATTGCTATTTTGTGGAGGAGCAGGAACTGGAAAAACGTTTCTAGCTAACTGCATTTGTAACTATCTAAGAGCACATAATTACACAGTTCTGAGTTTTAATTTGGGAAGCTATCTAAGAACTTTAAAAGATGATTTTAGCCAGGAAACTGCACTTTTAAAAGCAGTGGAAGAGGCAGATATGCTATTTATCGATGACTTAGGAAGTGAGAAAGTATCTGACGAATGGGGAAAAGAAAAGATTTACTCTATCATAGATACGAGATACAGAACATCTAAGCCTATCATAATTACAACAAATTTAGATATGGTGGAACTTAAAGAGTTTTTAGATTTTAGAAACTCCGATAAAATCGTAGATAGAATAAAAGGAATGACTAAAGTATTTAAATTTACTTGGGGATCTAAAAGAAAAACAGCAAAAGCAAAAAGATCTTTTTGGGAATAATTAAAATAATAGGGAATTTTAAGTTTTAAATATATGAGGCATACAATTATACCACTCACATAGTTAAAATGATTTTTAAGGCTATGTGAGAGCCTCAAAATTGATTTTAAAATAAATAAAAGGAGTTAATTTTTATGATTTTTATAAAAGGGAATACACCCAGCTCTAAAAATAGTAAGCAGTTTGTGACTTTAAAGACTGGAAAAACCATACTTTTAAACTCTAAAACGGTACAGAAATATATAAAAAATTCTAAAGCAGACTGGATTAAAAATAAAACAGAGTTTTTAAAAATGCTGAAAGGTAAGGAAAAGCCTTATAAAATCGAACTTTACTTCATTAGAGATAGTAAAAGGAGATTTGATTATATCAATGCAGCACAGATAATTTTTGACTTGATGCAAGAATATGGCTACATAGAAGACGATGATAGTACTAATGTAATCCCAGTCTTTAAAGGCTTTGAAGTGGATAAAGCTAGAGCAGGAGTAGAAATAAGAGTTTTGAAGGAGGATTAAATGAAGTTTATTAAATTTGAATTTGGAGATGGAAGCTATGAATTAATTAAATTAAAAAGTATCGAAGGAGTGCAAATAAGAGAAAAAACAATCACAATATTAGTAACAAGTGGTAAAGACTATTATTATACAAAAGGCTCTGAAATGCGAAATTATATAAAAAATTTTGATGAAGTTAAAGAACTTTTATTAAAAATGTCTGAAAATTAAAAGCTAGATTTTACGACTATTTCCAAAATCTAAACAGTCGTAAAAATCTAAGGTTGAACGATTTTGCTGACGTCGGTAAAACGTTTAAATTATGAAAATATGGAGGATAAAAAATGAGTTTAGGAAAAAGAGTAAAAGAATATAGAGTAAATAATAATATAGATCAAAAGGAATTTGCTGAGAAAATAGAAGTTACTCAACCTTATTTATCACATTTGGAAAACGAAAAGATAGAAGCTAGTGAAAGACTTAAAAATAGAATATTAAAAATAATTGAAAGTGAATCTAAAGAAAATGTTGAAACTGTTGAAACAGATAATGTTAAATCTCCAAAGCATTATATGCTTGGTGATTTAGGGATTGAAGTAAAAGATGTCATTTTTGAAGTTGTAAAAGACATGAAAGGTTCTGAAGCTGTTTGTGTTGGAAACATTTTAAAATATGTAATGAGAGCTAGAAAGAAAAATGGAATTGAAGATTATCAAAAAGCTTATGAATATCTAGGATATTTGTTGGAGGAGCTATGCAAAAAATAAGAGTTACTCACAAAGATGGAGATATGCAAGGTATTACATTGATGTACTTAATTAATAAATACTTGAAAATTAACAGAGAACTTTGGGATAAAGAGGGTATGATTCTAAATAGATATTATAAAGCTATTTTGACAAGAACTATAAAAGCTTCTGATAAGATTGTAGATAGATTTAAAAGTCAGATTAATTATCATGTTGAAAAAGATGTTATCAAAATTTTAGATGAAGTTTTTGCTGCTTGTGAGCATAAAGAAACTAGTGATAATTTGGAACTTCTTAGGACTATGTTTCTTGTAATTATGATGTTTGGAACTGTTAATTCACATAAAAGAAACATGATAGGAGTAGTTCTGAAATCTATGATAACCGAAGTGGTTAAGACATTTGAAGATTTTAAAACTATGTGGTTAAGAGAAATAGATGACAGTGTAATAAGACTGGAGGATGCTGGTGCATGCTGATGATAAAGAGTTATTTACAGCTTTAGTTTTAGCTATTATTTCAAGGAGGCATCCAATGAGAAAATTTAAAGGGGTATATTTTTACATCAATAATTCTAGAGTTGAGAAAACTCAGGATTATGGAAATGATTTAGATAATGAAAGATATGATTTAGGTAATTATTTTTTATTTTCTGATGAAGCTAAGAAAGTTTTGGAATCTAAGGAGTATAAAGATTTTTGGAGTAAAATAAGAAATGGAAAAATAGGAGGCTAAGATGTTATTAAAAAAAATAATAATGCTTTTATTGATAATGCCTATTGCGGCGTTAGTAGTGACAGGACTTACAATAATATGGGCTATAATTGTACAATGGTTTTTTAATAAATGGGATTAGGAGGAGAAGATGGAAAAAGAAAAGGTTTTAGAGATAGAAACTCAAGAAGTATTTGATAAGGTAGCAGTAAGAATTAAAAAATTAGACTACGATTTTTTTGCAGGAGGTTTATTAAAAGAAGATGTTGAAAAATATAACTGTAGTTTTATAGAAAGTCCAACAGATTTAGAAGAACGCATAATATGGTTATATGACGATATTTACATATCAGATAACGATATTTATTGTTATTGTAAAGAAACAATAAATAAAATAAAAGAATTTGTTGATTATGTGAATGAAGAATATGGAATACCTAAGAGATGGAGAGGCAAAAGAAGTGATAACTATTTCACTATACTTGGAGATAATGAAATTGCAGAAGCTACAGATAACTATTTCCCAGAAGATCAAAATAGATATAAGTTGGGGAATTATTTCAGAACAGAAGAAGAAGCACAAAAAGTTATAGATAGTCAAGAATGGAAAGACTTCTGGGAAAAAGTGAGAAATGGAGAGATTGGAAATGATTAAACTAATAAAAAATAGTGAAATAAACAAAACAACAAGATATAGATTTTATGGGATTAGATGCAATTGTTGTAATAGTACTAATAATGTAAATGTACTAGAAATTAGAGCAGAAAACTCTAGTGGAGGTACAATAATTGATATATGCGATAAGTGTCTAATTGAATTAAAAGAACAAATAGAGAAACTTGGAGGAGATGAATAATGGCACAAGAAATAATCAAAATAGTAGGGATAGAAGTGCAAATGCCATATCATAATGAAGTATATACAGTTGGTGAGAAACCTGAAGGGCATGTATCTATGATAGTAAAAAATGCTGGTATTGTTAAAGAGATAAGATTGGCAGAGGATGATGATTCAATTCAAGAAAGAGATGTCATTTATATAAAAATGGAAAAAAACGGAATAATACTGGAATTATCCACAAGTCAACCAGGATTAAGAATAATTTGGAGTGATGAAAATGTGGAAGTGTAAAGAATGTGGATCCACTAAATTTAAAGTAGGTGTTAGTGCTTATGTAAATGCCAATTTTAATATTATTGGAATGAAAAAAATAGATGAAACTTCATTCGAGATTATAGCAGAAGAGAATGTCGAATGTTGTGAATGTGAAAATGATGGGCAATATATTCAACACATAGCTGATTGGGTGGAGGATGAGGATGAGAGAGATTAAATTTAGAGCTTGGGTAAAAGATAGAAAAGCAATATTTGAAGTTATTTCAATTGATTATGTAAGTAAAAAGGTAACTTATATAGTTGAAAGAACTGGACATTTGTTAAATATAAGACACGATAAATTTAATGATGTTGAACTTATGCAATACACAGGGATAAAAGATAAAGATAATAAAGAAATTTATGAGGGGGATATTCTTTTTGAAAGTTTTGGAGAAAGATATTACAAAGTTGTTTTTGAAAATGGAAGTTTTAGAGCAGAATTTAAGGGGGATTTTGAAGAGTATTCTTTTGATTTAATTGATGTTGTTGCACAAAGTTGCGAAGTGATAGGGAATATTCATGAAAACTCAAAATTGATGGAGGACAATTAAATGAATATAGATTTAAATAAATTAATGAACTATGAATCTTTAGCTTATGAAGCATCAAATATAGCACAGCTTGAGAAAGTAAAAGAAGAGTTTAATGAACTATTAAATGAAGTAGAAGTGAAAAGCTTGAGTCACAGTTTTATTAAGAACAGAGATAATTTTGTAGCAGAAGGTTTGGATCTCATAACTGCTACTGTGAATCTGTTGCTTTTAACAGGACTGACAGATGAAGATTTTGATAAACATATTGAGAAACTGAATGACTATAGAAATGGAAAATATAAAAAGGAGAAAATCAAAGAATGAAAAAACCAAAGAGATTTTTGAAAAAAGATATGGAAAGAAAGAAAAAAATATATAAATGAACTAAAAAGAAATTATATGAAAGGTATCTTTTTGATAGTGATGCATGAAGCTTTTTTGGAAAATGAGGGTAAAAATGATTGAATATTTATTAGAACTTAGAGTTAAAGATGAAAATAAAATAAGAGTTATAAATAATTATATTTTCAGAGAAAAACCAATGTCAGAAAAAGAAATTGAAGAAAAGCAAATAGAATTCTGTAAAAGCATGAGAGAAAATTATAAAGAAGCTGGTAAGGTTTTAGAGATTTTAGAGTATTCTATGATTGAGGTGAGTTAATGAAACAAAGATTTGAAATTCCATTAAAAATTACAAGTAAAGATTGGGGATTAAATAAGATATATTCTGGAGTTCATTGGAATATTCGTTCTAAAGATAAAGAATACATAGCTACTCTTGTAAGAAGTATTGTGGGAATAAAGAAACCTTTTGAAAATCCAGTATCAATAAAAATGTATTTTAATAGTGGATTAGATGTATCTAATCATGCTTATCTTTTTAAGATGATAGAAGATGCTTTAGTAAAATGCAAATTAATTAATGATGACACAGATAAGTATGTAAAATCTATAACTATGGAAAAGCAAAATTCTTTTAAAGGTGTAATAGTAGAAGTTGAAGAAATATAGGAGGAGATAAATATGGAATATAGAGATGAAATGGAACAATTTAAAAAATATGTAAAGATTGGAATATTTGGAGGAGTAGCTGGTTTATTACTTATACTAGCTATAATTAATTGTTATACTGTTGATACTGGAGAAGTTGCTATAATATCAACATTTGGGAAAATAACAAGAGTTGAAACTGAGGGTTTGCACTTAAAAATTCCTTTTGTTCAAGGGAAGACATTTATGGAAACAAGAGAAAAAACATATATTTTTGGAAAAACAGAAGAAATGGATACAACAATGGAAGTTTCAACAAAGGATATGCAAAGTATAAAATTAGAGTTCACTGTCCAAGCTTCTATCACAGACCCAGAGATTTTATAT